CGGATTCCTACAAAACGCTGCGCAAGCAACGATGGATGATGGAGTCGTAGGTGGAAAAGCTTGGGCAAATAACGTAGGTAATACTGGTGACATTGCTGGTGTTTTCAACGGAGCTTTTTATATTGACTCTACTGGAAAACCAACTTTTGCAAACTCAGTTGTTGCTGGCGTTACAACAAGTAAAGACTACAACACAGGTAGTGATAATATCACTGCTTTTGCAAATACTAACCCTGCACAAGAATATACTGTTAGATTAAATGCAGCTCTTGCCGGCTCTGCCGCAGCAGCTCAAGCTTTAATGAACAGTACTAACTTCTTCAACCCAATTGATGAAGTTGATAGCGACGCTATAGACGGACTGTCTAGAATTACTCTTTCAGTAGCGACTAACGGCGCAAGTGCAACAAATGGAATGTTTAGATTGGTAAGAAATGCTAACATCGAAGAACAAGACGATCTGCTAACTGCAGGCGCTCAAGTTGTCGTTGTTATTCAACCAGCCTCAGCATTGTACAACTAATAGCGAATAAGGAGAAATAAACTATGGCTATATAAAGAGCACAACTAGTTAAAGAACTAGAACCTGGTTTGAATGCTTTATTCGGACTAGAGTACAAATCGTATGCTAACGAGCATGCTGAAATTTTTGACACAGAATCATCTGACAGAGCTTTCGAAGAAGAAGTAATGTTATCTGGTTTTGCAAATGCGTCAGTTAAACCTGAAGGCCAAGGCGTTCAGTTCGACGATGCACAAGAAACTTTCACAGCACGTTACACTAACGAAACAATCGCATTAGCGTTTGCAATCACAGAAGAAGCTATCGAAGATAACTTGTATGACAGACTTGCGTCTAGATATACAAAAGCGTTAGCAAGATCTATGGCAAACACTAAGCAAGTTAAAGCAGCAGCTGTATTGAACAATGGTTTCAATGCAAACTTTGCTGGTGGTGACGGAGTAGCATTATTTGCTACAGATCACCCAACTATTGCTGGAACTTTCAGTAATGAGTTAGCAGTTGCTTCTGACTTAAACGAAACTTCATTAGAACAAGCTTTGATTGACATCGCAGCTATGACTGATGAAAGAGGCCTAAAAATTGCGTCTAGAGGAATGAAATTAATTATTCCTTCAGCACTTCAATTTACTGCTGACAGACTTATGAAGTCTGAAGGTAGAACAGGTACTGCAGATAATGACATTAATGCAGTTAGAAATATGGGAATGATTCCTGAAGGTTACACAGTTAACCACTTTTTAACTTCTAATAAAAAATGGTTCATTAAAACTGATGTTCCTAATGGTCTTAAACATTTCGTTAGATCACCTATCAAAACTTCTATGGAAGGCGACTTTGATACTGGTAACGTTAGATACAAAGCTAGAGAAAGATATGTATTTGGATTCTCTGATCCAAGAGGCATATTCGGATCTGACATTTAGTAATTAATATTTTAGGGGCCGCCTTAAAACGGCCCCTTTATTACATATAAAGGTGTGTAAATGAAAAAAACTCTCATAAATATCTGGGCTTACGATCATCATGCAGTATTTACTATTGAACATAGTGAAGACACGGCTGAAAACGTTGAAAAAGCAATACTTGACAAGCTAGGAGAAAAGAGTATAAAATGGGAGTATCTCGGAAACAACTATAATAACGAGATAAATCGAATAACTTATGAGGAGGTTATTGATGATACAAGACCTATACAAACAAAAAAGGTCCTTGGAGTTGAAGTGGCAACAGGAGCATCTAGATAATAATAGATATACTCTTGAGATGGTTAAGATTGATGACAAAGTAAAAAGAGTCATTACTGACATCAAGCTGGAAGAAGCAGCTATTGCACATAGACAGAATCAAATTGAGGATGTCGCTCCACAAGTTTCTGTAGCTACTTAATCAAAAGCTACATCGTTGGAATAAATCCACTCCACACTACAGGCTCTCTTGCACTCTACTAAAAAGTGTTGTATAAACAACACACTATACATTTAAACAATATATGAATGCTGACGCGTATAGTCGACACCCTAGAGGACAGTATTCAGATATTCTAGGAGGAATATAATTATGGCTAAAACACTATTTAGAGGACCAGTTCTGCAAGGTAAGTTTAACGAAGCAGGATTAACTGGATTTAATCTAGAAAACAAAGACGCTAACTACACAGTAGTAAATGGCGATTCTGGTAAAACTTTTACATCATCTACTAAAGATGTAGTTTTTACTTTACCTGCAATTTCTATTGGAAGAGTATTTACTTTTGTAAATACAGGATCTGATGGAGCTAATAATTTAACTATTAGCCCAAATGCTAGTGATGGTATTTTGTATGCTGGATCTTTAACAGACGATAAAGATGTTATTAATACTCAATCTACATCAAAAGTTGGTGATTTCATAGTATGTGCATCTTTAAACTCAACAGCACATTGGACAGTTGTTGATGTGCAAGGTGTATTTGCTAAAGAATCGTAATAACTAATTAAGTGTGGGCTTCGGCCCACACACAATTTAACAGGAGAAAAATATGTCAGGCGGCGGATCATTTTCAAGCGACCAAACAACCCTTTTATTAGATACTGTAGGAGCTGATACTTTAGCAAGAGCAGGTAGAGCTAGAATTACTTCTATTCAAGCAAAAGGAATAGCAAGTGCTCAATTAAAATTACATAACGTAGCAACATCCGGAGCAGCTGCAGCAGGTAATTTAGTAGCTACTTATAATTTTGGAACAGAAGGACTAGAAGTTTATGTACCAGGTTCTGGAATTCTTTTTGATGAAGGAATTGTATATAATTTAACAGGAGCATCAGGAAGTGCTACAGTAACTATTACTGGCGGATAAGGTTTACACATGGCGACTATTACTTATACAGTTACGGTTGCAACTGGAACGAACCAATATAGTGCTGGTGCAAATAAGTTCTATATTAATGGAGAAGTTAGTCCGGTTCTAGAATTGCAAGAAGGCAATACTTACATTTTTGATCAATCAGATTCTACAAATGGAACTGGTGGCGGACATCCTTTAAGATTTTCAGCAACAGCAAACGGAACTTGGGGAACAGCTCCAGGTGGTGGTGCAGGAGTAGCATACACTACAGGTGTAACAACTTCTGGAACTCCAGGAAATGCTGGTGCCTATACTCAAATTGTTGTCGCTCCAGTACAAACTGTAGGCGCTCCAGTTTTATTTTATTATTGTTCTAATCATTCAGGTATGGGTAATACTGCCCTTACAACTCCTCCAACTTCAGGTGAAACATTTTTTAATCCATCTATGGATGAAATTATTGAAGAAGCTTTTGAAAGAACAAATATGAGAGGAACTAGAACAGGTTATCAATTAAGATCTGCAAGAAGATCATTAAATATAATGTTTTCAGAATGGGCTAATAGAGGCGTTCATTTATGGAAAATAAAATTAGCTAAAATACCTTTAGTACAAGGTCAAGCGGAATATAGTTTTGCTACTGATTCTGTTAATTTTCCAAATGATTTAGATGAAGTATTAGAAGCTTACTATAGAAATAATTCTACTCCAACTGCACCTGTAGATGTTGCACTTACTAAAATAGATAGATCAGCTTATTCACAAACACCAAACAAATTAACACAAGGTACACCTTCGCAATATTATGCACAAAGAAAATTAAATCCAAGTATTTTTTTATATGCAACACCTAGTGCAAGTGTATCTGATGCAACTACACCAAGTAATTTTCAATTTTGTTTTTATTATATGGCAAGAATTCAAGATGCAGGTGCATATACAAATACAGCAGATGTTGTAAATAGATTTTATCCATGCATGATGTCAGGTCTTGCTTATTATTTAAGTTTAAAATTTGATCCTGAAAGAACACAATCATTAGAAAGAACTTATGAAAGTGAAATGTTAAGAGCACTTGATGCAGACAACCAAGGCACATCTAGTTTCATATCACCACAAACATTTTATGGGGATGGTGTATAATGGGTGGCTACGCACGAGGAAAAAATGCTTTAGCAATTTCTGATAGATCAGGAATGAGATTTCCATATTCTGAAATGATGAGAGAATGGAATGGTTCGTTAGTTCATTACTCAGAGTTT